ATCTTACACAGACGGTAATAGTACAGATGATTCAGACTATAAAAGAGAATGAAATTAATGTGGAAAAAGAATCATTTGTAAATAATATGAGTTTTATAATAGAAATGGTTAGATCAGCTTTATTAAAAGAAATGTCATTGAAAACTAATATGACTAAAATAATGGATATTTTGTTTGAAATAATATGCAACTCTGGTTCTAATATTGATGATTTTAAATCAATTATAATTAAAATAAGAGAAGAAAATAATAATGGTCCAGAAATGGCATGAAAAATCAAAGTTTCTCCGTGAAAATACTATTGGTTGGATTTTGTTTAATTAAGGAGATAAGCCAATTATATTAGTTGATATGAATCAGATATCGGTGGCAAGTGTAATGATGCATTTACATGTGGCTAAGATATCTATACCAGAAAATAACATGGTAAGGCACATGATTCTTAATTCCTTACGCATGTATCGCACAAGATTTTCTTCTGAATTTGGTGAGCTCGTTTTATGCTATGATTCTAGGCACTATTGGCGGCGTGATTATTTTCCTCAATATAAAGCAAATCGTAAAAAGAGCAGAGAAAAATCTGATCAAGATTGGGACGCCATTTTTGAATGTCTAAATACTATTAAGGAAGAAATTAGAACCAACATGCCCTATAAATTTTTAGAGATATATGGTGCCGAAGCTGATGATATTATTGCTACAATTTGCTCAGAATATAGTGAAGAAATTATGATTTTATCTGGTGACAAGGATTTTATCCAATTACAAAAATTCCCAAATGTTAAACAGTATAGTCCCATCACCAAAAAAATGTTGAATGGTGTTAATCCCATTGGATATCTCAAAGAACATGTTTTCAGAGGAGATACCAGTGATGGGATTCCTAATGTTCTTTCACCAGATAATACATTTATTGATGGTCTGCGTCAACATCCATTAGGTAAGAATAAAATTGCTTCATGGATGGAACATGACTTTGATGATGTTGCTCCAAATGATGAGGTTAAGAGAAATTATCAGCGAAACCAAAAATTGATTGATTTTACATATATTCCCTCTGAGCTCTCAAATGAAATATTGAAGACATATCGTTCTTCTTCATATGGTGATCGCAGTAAATTACTAAATTATTTTATACAAAAGAGACTTAAAACTCTCACCGAATCGATAAGCGAATTTTAAAGGAGAACTCCAATGGCTTATAGCAACTATACACCCCTACTTTCCGAGGTTTTAGAAAAGTTAGGTAAAATCAAATCCAAGAAAGACAAGGTTTTATATTTGAAAGAAAATAACACTCCTGCTCTCAGGCAAGTAATAAAATCTTCTTTTGACCCCAAGATTAAATGGGCTCTACCTTATGGTGAAGTTCCATATGTTCAAAATGAAGCTCCCGAAGGAACAGAACATAATGTTTTATCCTATGAGGTAAGGAGACTTTATCATTTTATTGAAGGTGGTAATCCCAGCCTATCACAAAACAAGCGTGAAAGCATGTTTATTCAAATGTTAGAAGGATTGCATCCAGACGAAGCTGATATTCTTATTGCTGCAAAGGATAAAATTTTGCATCAAAAATACAAGGGTCTCTCAATTAATGTAGTAAAGGAAGCATTTGATTGGGATGATAATTTTATGATTGTTGAACATGGAACATATCCAGCAGCTGCCGGATCAGCTAATGGCTAAAAATAATAAGAATTAGGAGAAAAAACAATGTCATATAGTAAAGAAGTAATAGATCATTATGAAAACCCTCGTAATGTTGGATCATTCGACAAAAATGATACCAATATAGGAACAGGACTCGTTGGAGCTCCTGCATGTGGCGATGTAATGAAACTTCAGGTAAAGATTGAGAACGGTATTATCCAAGACGCAAAGTTCAAGACGTTTGGTTGTGGATCAGCAATTGCATCATCGAGTTTAATCACAGAGTGGGTTAAAGGAAAGACTGTCGAACAAGTAAAATCAATCAAGAACACATATATTGTGAAAAAGTTATCTCTGCCACCTGTAAAAATACATTGTTCCGTATTAGCAGAAGATGCAATCAAAGCAGCAATAGAAAATTATTATGAAAATGATGATAACATGAAGGAAGAAGCATAGTGAGTAGAATGAAAAATTTTATGATGGAAGTTGAGGAAGCTTGTGATGTCTATGCGCCCGTCGGATCGATGAGAAACAGGCCTCAAGGGGTTTTAGATGAAATCAAACAAGAATTTGGACAGATGGGAGCCGATCATGCCGAGGCATATCTTACAGAAATGTTTGGTGAACATCTATGAAATTTTCCGCATTAGTTTTGGCGGGAGCAATGGTATTTGTTCCTGTCAAAATTCAAGCTCAAAAAGTTTCTGAGTATAATCCATCAGTACAATGTTTTGCTCTTAACATGTATTATGAAGCAAGAGATCAAGGAACTGCTGGTGTTTTTGCTGTAACTGCTGTTGTACTAAACCGTGTCAATGATTCACGGTTTCCTAATACTATTTGTGAGGTAGTCTATCAAGGGCCAACAAGAGAGAGTTGGAAAACTCGACAACACAAAGATTTACCAGCAAGTGAACGAAAATATTATCCCATAAAAAATAGGTGTCAATTTTCTTGGTACTGTGATGGAAAAAAAGATATTCCCCATAACAAAAAAAGGTATAGAGAATTGCTTGACTTATCTGAAGCAATTGTGTATAATGAGATATCATTTGTAGATATTACAGATGGTGCTTTATTTTATCATACAGATAATATAAGACCTAGTTGGGCTAAAACTAAAAAACGTACTACAAAAATTGGTAATCATATATTTTATAAATAGGAAATTAATCTTTAACTTAACGTACATAAATATATAAGACATGATAGACTTGATAACTAATTTTTTTATGTATAAGGTACACTGGATTGTTTTAGGAATAATTCTTGGGTTAATAATAGGGTCTACAATATATTCAAATGTCAAATAGGTAAATAAAATGAATACAGAAATTACATTAGACGATGACGTAGTTGACAATATTGTTAAAAATGCATTGTTAGAATTGTATGGACAGTTGAAAGATGCGATAGAAAAAAGAAAAGCAGATTTTGATAATCTTGAAGATTGTCAGAAAGAAGATTATAAATATGATAAAATTTTTTTGGAATCAACAAAGATTCTTGTATGGTATTACACATCATTTGAGGAACGCCCAGAAGAATTAAAAAATTTATTATAATTTACTCTTGACAAACCCTATTTTATATGATATATTAAGATATAATGATTAATTTGATAAATTCATCAGAATCACCAGCAGAGAAGACGTTCAGAACAACCTGCTTGAGGCCGAGATTAACTCAAGCTGCGCTACGCAATGGGCCCGGTGACGCCGCCGCCAAGCTCACTGCCTTGCGAGATCTGGTCCGCGCCGTCTCATTGATCACCGGCGGCGACATCGAACTCGCTTCAGGGCGCCGCAGCAGCCACTATTTCAATATGAAAGAGACGACTTTCGATCCCGACGGCGCCAAACTGATTGGCGACCTAATCATGAATGAGTTCGTCGGATACGATTTTCCCGACTTCATTGCGGGACTTGAAATGGGCGCACTGCCGGTTGTCATGGCAGCTGTTATACGGAACCGTGATACTGAAAATTTGATACACGGCTTTTGCGTCCGTAAGGATACCAAGGGGCATGGCACCAAGCGGCAGATCGAGAAAGAGTTGACCAACGGCTGCACCGTCGTTGTCGTTGACGATGTGACGACTACTGGTGGGTCTGTTCTCATGGCGGCCGATGTGATCCGCGCCGAAGGAGGCAAGGTAGATACAGCAATCACCGTGGTGGATCGCCAAGAAGGTGCCCGTGAGAAATTGAAGGCCGCAGGTATCAAGTTGATTGCACTTCTTGAAGCGAGCGAATTTGATCTCGGTGCGAGAGGCCAAGGCGCTTGGCCAAGCGCCCGTGCGAGCGTCTAACATAATTTCCTCCCAACAATTAGAGTTTAAATTTTAATGCCTACTTATACTTTTTATGATAAAGTCAAAGATTATCAATATGAAAAATTTATGTCTATATCAGAACTTGATGAATATAAAAAAAATAATCCTAATGTGCGGCAAGTTTATATGCCTATAGCGATTGTTAGCGATCATATTATGAATGTCGGACCCAAACCAGATGGTGGTTTTCAAGAGAATATGCAAAGGATCGCGGCCGCACATCCAAACTCACCTCTTGCAGATAGGTTTGGCGGTAGTACAATGTCACATCAAGAGATTAAAACTCGTAGAACTATTGAAAAACATGCAGACAAAGTGAGCCGAGAAGGATTTTCTGCGAATATGGGTAAGACTCTTGCAGATAAATAATAACAATGGATTGATAGATATCGAAAAAAGAATAAATAGAAATAGTGCAGGCGAGACATCAAACTTCAGCACCGATGCACAGCATCTAAATAAGCTGGGAAGTCAATCCGCCTATGTGCTGATGGGGGACAGAGGCCTCTGTCCCCCATTTTTTTATAATAGGAATTGTTAATGGTAAAAAAGAAAAAAAATAAAGAAATTAATCACGATGATTTAGTTACAGTTAAACCCATTACTGATAATCAGGGATTAGTATTCAATTCATGGAAAAAGGGTAAAAACCAATTTCTTTTTGGTGCTGCTGGAACAGGAAAAACTTTTATTTCTTTATACCTTGCGCTTACAGATATAATGGATTTAAAGAAGCCTTATGATAAGGTGATTCTAGTAAGGTCACTTATACCTACCAGAGAGATTGGATTTTTACCAGGCGATGAAGAAGACAAATCTGCGTTATACCAAGTTCCATATCAGAACATGGTTCAATTTATGTTTCAGCAACCTAATGAACAATCCTTTTCCAATCTTTATACTCGACTTAAAAGTCAAGGTTCGTTATTCTTTCTATCAACATCTTTTCTAAGAGGCTTGACATTTGACAACTCAATCATTATAGTGGATGAGTGTCAGAATCTTAATTTTCATGAATTAGATACGATTATCACAAGGGTTGGCCAAGATTCAAAGATTATATTCTCCGGCGATTTTTATCAAACCGATTTAATTAAACAAAATGATAAAAATGGCCTTCATACTTTCCTGAGAATTTTAGAAGAAATGGAAGAATTTAATTGTTTAGAATTTACAATTGGCGATATTGTTCGTTCTGGATTTGTCAGAAATTATCTTATCAATAAGATAAAACTAGGTATTGAGGTAGAATAATGAATATACTAAACTTACAAAAAGAATTAGAAATTGATGAGGGTTGTAAATATGAAATATATAACGATCATCTTGGCTATCCTACTTTTGGCATCGGCCATCTTGTTACTAAGGATGACCCCGAATATGGATGGGAAGTCGGAACATCGATTGACACTATTAGAGTCCATGAAACCTTCGAGTCGGATATCGAAACAGTCTTGTCTGACTGCGAGCGCCTATATAAAGACTTTGAAGATTTGCCAGAAGAAACTCAAAGAATAATTGCCAATATGATGTTCAATATGGGATATACAAGATTGAGTAAATTTAAAGGAATGAAACGTGGCGTGGATGCAAGAGATTGGAATGTAGCTGCCGATGAAATGGTAGATAGCAGATGGTATCATCAAGTACCCA